GTCTCGGGCGCCGGTTCACATCATCAACCGCGAGAACATCGAGTGGCTGGCCCTGCAGTACAAGTCGAAGTGGCCATACGACATGGTGATCATCGACGAATCCAGCTCCTTCAAGTCCCACACCTCCAACCGGTTCAAGGCGTTGAAGAATGTCCGCCGCTACATCAAGCGGATGGTGCAGCTGACCGCCACACCGGTGAGCGAGAGCTACATGGCCCTGTTCTCGCAGATCTACCTGCTGGACGGCGGCGAGCGGTTTGGCCGGTTCGTCACCAAGTTCCAGCAGGAGTATTTCAACCAGAACGTCTACTCCCGGAAGTTCACCCTGCGGGAAGGGGCCGACAAGGCGATCATGAAAAAGATCTCCGACATCTGCCTCGTCATGGAGTCGAAGGACTACCTCGACATGAAGGAGGCCAAGATCATGGACATCCATGTCCAGCTGACCAAGGCCCAGCAGGAGCAATACAAGGAGATGTCCCGAGACTCCATGATGGAGGTGATACTCGAGAACGGGGGCAGCACCATCATTGAGGCCGAGACGGCGGCGGCCCTCACCGGCAAGCTGTTGCAGATGGCGAGCGGGTTTATCTATGAGACGACCAAGCGGCTGGTGGAGAAGCCGAACGGCGAAGACCAGATCGTGATAGACCGGAAGGCCCACATCCTCCACAACCAGAAACTCGACAAACTCGAGGCGCTGGTGGAGGACTTGCACGAACAGGGCGAGAACATCGTGGTGGTGTACCACTTCAAGCCCAGCCTCGAGCGCCTGATGAAGAGGTTCCCCAAGGGGGTCGTGATGGACAAGGCGGGCAACATGGTCACCACCTGGAACAAGGGCAAGATCCCGCTGCTTTTCATCCACGCGCAATCGGCCGGTCATGGCCTTAACATGCAGAAAGGCGGGCGGGTGATGGTCTTCTACGACATCCCGTGGAGCCTCGAGCTGTATCTGCAGGTTATCGGCCGTCTGGACAGACAGGGACAAAAGCGACAAGTATTGGTATATCATCTGGTCGCAACAGGAACCGATGACGGAAAAGTGGTTGTCCGGCTGAAAGAGAAGAGGGACACCCAAGACTGGCTGTTCCGGAGACTGCGAGCCATGCAGAAGAAGCGGCGGCGAGAGTTGCTACGCGCTGTGGAGGAAGAACTTTGAGCGACAGATCAGGAAAAACACTGGCGGGGGTGAGAGGCCCCCGTTCTAACCAGCTGGACAATGCCAGCTCTGCCATGGTGCTGGAAGGCTGCACCCAGTCCCAGCTCTGCAAGGTCTTCCGGATGGACAGGCGCACCCTGGCGGACAAGCTGGCCGAGGCCAACGTCAGCCCGTGCGGAAACCGGTCAGGGCATGCGATCTACTACATCCATGAGGTGGCGCCATATCTGGTCAAGCCGCTGTACGATGTGGAGACCTACATCAAGAAGATGCACCACAACGACCTCCCAAAACACCTGACCAAGGAGTTCTGGGCCGGTCTCAAGTCCAAACAGGATTACGAGCTTAGAGCCGGTATGCTGTGGTCAACGGACGACATCTTCGAGCGGGTTGGCGAGGCATTCAAGACGATCCGGATGTCCATCTTGCTGTTTCGAGATGCGGTAGAGCGGGACACGGTTATGACCGATGAGCAGCAGAGAAAAATCACCCAGATGACGGACGGCCTCCTGAACGAGATGGCCGACCGCCTGCAGGAGGTTTTCGGAGAACGACATGGTGAAGAAGAAGACGACGAAGAACTATAACAACGTTGGAGAGATAATCGCGGAGATCGCGGAGGCGTTGAGGCCGCCCGAGCGGATGACGGTCAGTGAGGCCGCCGAGAAATACCGGTATGTGAACCAGCCGGGTGCCTTCGTCGGCCAATGGGACAACACGATCACCCCTTACATGCGCGAGCCCATGGACACCCTGGCGTCGCGCACCTATGACAAACTCGCCTTTGTAGGACCGGCCCAGAGCGGCAAGACCGACGCCCTCATTCTGAACGGGGTGGTCTACACGGTCAAAGTCGACCCGATGGACGCGCTCCTCTACTGCCCCACCAGCACCGCCGCCCGTGACTTCTCAATGCGACGCATCGACCGTCTCCACCAGCACAGCAAGGCGGTAGGCGAGATGCTGATCGGGCGGGCCGACGCGGACAACACCTTCGACAAGCACTACCGCTCCGGCAACATCCTGACCATGTCGTATCCGTCGGTAACCGAACTGGCCGGTCGTCCTGTAGGCCGGATCTACATGACGGACTATGACCGGATCCCGGATGACGTTGGCGGCGATGGCTCGGCCTTCCACCTGGCGTACCAGCGGACAACCACGTTCGGCTCGTTCGCCATGTGCGCGGCGGAGTCCTCGCCATCGAGGCCGGTACTCGACCCGAAGTGGATTGCCACCAGCCCACACGAAGCGCCGCCCTGCACCGGCATCCTGGGCCTATACAACCAAGGCGACCGCCGACGCTGGCAGTGGCCTTGTCCGTCATGCTGGGAGTGGTTCGAGGGTAAGTTCGAGCTGCTGGTGTGGGACGAGAAGGGGTCAAACCTCGAGAGCGCCCGCACGGTACGGATGGCATGCCCCCACTGCGGTGACCTGATCCACCCTGACGAGCGGAAAGAGATGCAGCAGTGGGGGATCTGGGTGCCGGACGGCATGAAGGTCTCTTCCGATGGCCGTCTGGTCGGCCGCCGCCCCACCTCGGAGTTCGCATCGTTCTGGCTGCGCGGTACCGCTGCGGCCTTCGTGAGCTGGACGAAGCTGGTGAACGTTTACCTCGATGCCATGGACGAATACCGGAGAACCGGCAGTGAGGAGTCGCTGAAAAAGTTCCGGAACAACGACATGGGCGAGCCCTACATCCCGATGAGCCAAGATACGCTGCGCACCCCGGAGGTGCTGATGGCGCGGAAGACCCCGAGAGAGCGCGGCGTCGTCCCGTTTGGCGTTCGCTTCTTGGTGGCCACGGTCGACGTTCAGAAGGATCGCTTCTGTGTCCAGGTGACCGGCATCATGCCCGGAGAACCTTTCGACATGGTACCGATCGACCGGTTCGAGCTGCGGAAGTCGCTGGTGCTGGATGAAGATGGCGACCCTGACCGCGTTCGTCCGGCTTCGCGCCTGTCGGACTGGGATCTGCTGATCGACAAGGTGATGGAGCGCGAGTACCCCCTCGAAGACGAGAGTGGCCGGAAGATGGGGATTAAGATGACCGGGTGTGACTCGGGCGGTGAGGCCGGTGTTACCGACAAAGCCTACTCGTTCTATCGCCGCCTCATGCGGATGGGGCTGGCCCAGTTCTTCATCCTGATCAAGGGTGACCGGTACCCGAACAAGCCGCGCACCAGGATAGAGTTCCCAGACAGCAAGAAGAAGTCGAACCAGAATGGTGCCCGTGGCGACATACCAATGCTGTTCATCAACACCAACGTGATGAAAGACTCCCTGGCTGGCCGTCTCGACGCAATACAGCCGGGGACAGGCATGATACATATCGGAAGCTGGCTGCCGAATAACTGGTTCCTCGAGATGTGCGCGGAAGTCCGCACGGACAAAGGCTGGGAAAACCCGAAACAACTGCGAAACGAGGCATTCGACCTCACCAACTATGCGGCTTCGATCTGTATCGAACGGCGACTTTTGGATATTGAGCGTATAAACTGGCAAAAACCTCCTGCTTGGGCTGCCGAGTGGGATGAAAACACCACCATCTCGACCCCAGTGGTAAACGACGAAGGCGAGAAAGTGTATGTCAGGCCAACCGAATCGAAGATTGATTTCGCCGCACTAGCCAAGGAGTTAGCATGACCTGCGACGTAGACGCCCTCAAAGCCTTGCTCGCCGAGGCGCAAGCCGCATACCACGCCCTGCAGACGGGCCAGCAACCCCGTGTTTTTGTAGATCAGAACGGGGAGCGGGTCGAATACACGGTGGCAAACCGTTTGTCATTGCTTGCGTATATCAAAACGCTTCAAAGCCAAATCGCCGGGCAAGCCTCTTGCACCGGTACCCCGTCCGGCCCTGTGAGGTTCTTGTTCTGATGAGCCAATTATCCTTAATTCCGATGTCTGCGCCGCCTGGCGGCCAGCTCGATCTGATGTCTGGGGGCGGCCTTGAAGGCGCCCAACGGATGTCCCGTGAAATGTTCTCTTGGCAGCCTGCGCTCGTTTCGCCTGCGGCCCAGATCGAGCTTGATAAAGAGCTGGCCGATCTGCGGGCACAGGACGCGAGCCAGAACCAAGGCATGGTCTCGGGCGCCATGACCATCCACAAGGACTCTATCGTCGGCTCCTGCTACCGGCTGAACGCCAAACCCAACGTCCAAGTCCTGCGCTCGGATAGCGGTTGGTCTGAGGAGTTCCAGAAGACGGTGGAGCCGCTGTTCAACATGATCGCAGACTCCCCGAACAACTGGCTGGACGCCAGCCGCACCAACACCCTCACCGGACTGGTGCGCATGTCGATCGGACAGGGCTTCACCCATGGCGAGGCATTGGCGACGGCGGAATGGATTGTTGACCGGCTGCGCCCGTGCAGCACGGCGATCCAGATGGTGTCCCCGTACCGCTTGAGCAACCCGCAAGGCCAAGCCGACACGGCAACGCGCAAGTCCGGTATCGACTTCGGGATGTTCGGCGAGGCTGACACCTACCACATCCGCGTCGGCCATCCCGGTGACCACACCCTGACCATGGACCAATGGGACTGGAAAGCGGTCAAGGCCCGCAAGCCTTGGGGCCGCCCGCAGGTGATCCACATCTTCGAGCAGGGCGCACCCAGCCAACCCCGTGGCATCGCCGCCATGGTCGCGGCCATGAAAGACATGCACATGGGGAAACGCTTCCGGGAGATCACCCTGCAGAACGCGGTCATCAATGCGAGCTATGCCGCGACGATCGAGTCAGAGCTCCCTGCAGAGCTGCTTTATGGCCAGCTCGGTGCCGACGCCAGCACCCAGTTTGACAACCTGCTGGGCGCATACCTCGGCAATATCCGCACCTACATGTCCGGCGCTAACAACGTGTCGGTGGATGGCTCGAAGATCCCGACCCTGCTGCCCGGCACTACGTTGAAGATGCAACCGATGGGAACCCCCGGCGGCATCGGTACCGACTTCGAGGCGTCCCTGCTCCGGCATGTGGCCGCTGCCCTGGGCCTGTCCTATGAGCAGTTTTCCCGTGACTACACCAAGACCAACTACTCTTCGGCTCGAGCAAGCATGGCCGAGACCTGGAAGTTCATGCAGTCACGGAAGAAGATGTTCGCCGACCGGCTGGCAACCACAATCTACTCCCTGTGGCTTGAGGAGCAGGTGGCCAAGGGTGATGTTCCGCTTCCTCTCGGGATGAAGGCGGATGACTTCTACAATCCGATCTACCGCGAAGCCTTGTGCTGCTGTAACTGGATCGGCGCGTCCCGTGGCCAGATCGACGAGAAGAAAGAGACCGAAGCCGCCGTCCTCCGGATCAAGAACAACCTGTCCACCGAAGAAGAGGAAGGTGCCCGCCTCGGTAC